CAAGGCTTGCCGTCGATCTCCTCGTACCCGAAGCTCGGGTCGACGGCCTTGAACTTCTGGCTCGGGGCCTGAGCCTTGAGACTGGCTTTATGGGCCTCGAACAAGGCGTCGAGCTGGTCGGCCATGGGCCCCGCCTCTTCCGCTGGGATGATGGCCGTCACTTTGTAGTGACCCTCAGGACTGAACTTGGTTTCAGGTTCAATCAACTTGGGGTACTTGAGCGTGGCCTTCGGTGTGGTCAGGCGCAGCTTGTCGACGTATTGGAAGTTGTTCATGTGACGAAGTAATCAGCGTTGTTTACGAGTTGGGGGTCGAACCCGCCAAGGCTTGGCCGCGGCGGGAGTTTGGCCTGTACATCCGGTGGCAACTGGGACACAAGCTCATCAGCGATGGGCGTGAACCAGTCCCTGGTGTACATGCCAGCAAAGGTACTGCGGATTGTGGTCCGAAGTGTGGCCATCTCTGCTGGCGTCGTTGCGAAACAGTCATGGATCCCGCCGAGGTTGCGCACCCCAGCGGCATGGGCCTCGATGGTGACGGCAGCCATGTGGCTGGCATCAAGGCTATGGATCACGTTAGGGCTGAGCCCGTTGCCCATCCGCTTGTGGTTCAGCCGGGTCGGCTGGTGGTTCGTCAACAGATCCATCGGCACTGACGACAGGTGGTACAGGCGAACCCGGACCCCGCTGTAATCCCAGTATTCCTGAATGACGGGCACCCCTGATGGTGACGTCCAGCGCAGGGCCAGGCCAAGCTTTCCTGCTGCCTTGCCCACCTTGCGAAACCAGGACATTGCCGCCTTGGCTGGTGCAATCAGGGCCGACGTCTCCCGGTACAGGATCGTGGCCATGTAGTGGTGGGTCGACATGGCCCCCTTGGCAAAGCACCAGCTGTTGCGGCCGAGCACCTCTTGTGATCTGTCAACAGCCCACCCGTGGCAGAAGTTGACCACGGCCTGGCGGGTGGCCGAGTACGGGATCGTCATGACCACAGGCTTGGCCAACGTGCGATCAGGGGACAACTGCAGCCACCGGGTTGCGTGTTCGTCGCCGGCCGCAGCATCGGCCCGGACCAGGTCGAGCACCCGCTGGAGCACGACGGCATAGATGTCCCGGGGAGCCTCGCTTGGCGTGAGATTCACAAGGGCTGCCATCTCCTCGGATCTCAGGAGCGCCGAGTAATGCTGGATCCCAGAGCACGTGCAGTCGAGGACGACAGGGTGGTGGCACACCCAGCCGTAGCCGTGCTGGCTGAACTGTTGGTACGCCCGGCAAAACGCAAGGAACTGCCAAGGGTCCTTGGCCCCAGCCCAGAAATCTTGGTTGCACCAAGGCTCCCGGCCAGCAGCCTCGATCTCCAGCTGGTGCTCATGCACCCAGGCCACACGGCCAGCCCAGGTCAGCTTGTTGTGCCCGTACGTGTTGGCCCCGTGGATACGGAGCCAGTCAGCTTCGGCCTCGGTGTTGATCGGTGTGCCGTTGGCAAACGACAGGAGCGACCGACCGATGTCGTTGGCCTGGGGCTGCAGGTACGGGGGCCGGTAGTAGTACCTGCCCCTGAAGTCACACTGCACCGGGAAGTACAGCGCTGGCTCATCGCGGAGACGACGTGCCACCCACAGCTGTTTGGCTGCCGTGAACCTCTTGCCGGCCTCTCGATCGTTGCGGTCATGGAGCATCCGGGCCGTGTGTCGCCAGGCTGTGACGCCCTCGTCGTCGTCGGCCAGGTGCTTGGGGTACGGCGGGATCACATGCCCAGCACGGGGCAGCAGGCCACCAATGGGCAGGCTCTTGTCCCACGCATGGCTGACCTGGTCCAACATCCAACCGTTGACCCGCCAGGCCACACCCTGCTGGATGTTGGCGGCCACCAGGAACGCATCGAACTCAGAAGACTGAGCTGCGATCAGGTCCCCGTTGTCCTTGAACAACGTGTTGCCAGGCAACCCTTCGGTCCAGTAACCCCCGGTCAATGGGTCTGACCAATCCCGGGGCGGAACGATGGTGGGCAACGCAAAGGGACACAGCAAGCGTTGCTGCTCCTCGGCGTTGCGAACCCACTCAAGCGCTGCATCGGTGGCCCGCACACGTTTCACCGTGCGCATGGCCCCGCGCTCCTGGTACACCTCGATCAAGCCGGTGTGCAATTCGACCAGGTGGACAAGGAACACACCGACACTGAGCTTCTCTTGAGGGGTCCAGATCTCCGAGTTCTTCATGCGCATGGCATCAGCCCGCTTGTGCGCGAACCGACGACGCACCCGTTGGTGGGACTTCAGTTCGTACTCGGATGCCCGGGCCAGCATGGTCTCAAGCCACAGCCGTTCAGCCAAGGCGTAGGCCAGGGCCTGGAACTTGGGGGCTTGAGTCAGCTGATCAATCACCACACGCATGGCCACCGCTGCGATCTTGTGGGGCGCCAGCTGCAGCAGCGGGCCCATGTGGGCGTAGCCACGGCCAGCACGTCCATCACGCATCGCGTGGCGGTGCTTGCGCAAGTCCCTGATGATCCGGTCCACACCCATGGCAGCGAGTACGTCGCCATGGGTGGAGAGAGACTCCATGCCTTGCTCACGGCGCTTGTTCATTCGGGAAACGAACGCATCAGCGCCGATCTGCAACATCTCACGCTCAAGGGCAAGCTGGTCCTCAAGCGTTGCCACGCTTCCAGCCACCCACGTAGCCCAACTTCAACAACGCCGTTGATGCAGTGTCAAACGCACCTTCCGGGAATGTTTTAATCCAGGCCTCGAACGCATTGCGCACGGTGTCGACGGTGTCCGGTTCGAGGTTCAGGTCATCGGGTGCGTACGTCCAGTGAGAAGTGCCATCCATATACGGGAGCTGAAAGTAACCTAGGTACCAGCCATAGCCTTTGGCGTACCAAAGGACGTTGCCCTTGTTGTTGGCCTGTGACTTGGTTGGCATGTAGTCAACCGAGTGAACGTTTTCAGGAAGCAGATCGTTTGCCATTGTTGTTGGTGATGATAGTGATCTTGGTGTGAGTTGGATACCTGTTGGCCGCAAACTTCGCAGCCTCGGCCTTTGAGGTGGCACGGATCCGCTCGCGCATTGGACGCATGCCGCTGAACGTGACAACTATTTCATAGAGCTTGGCATTTGGGTTCGATGTTCGACTTAATCCTTCACCAATGATGGCTCCGCTGTCATCGCGGCTTTGCAAAAGAAAGTTTTCGACGGAAGCCTGGCTGCCCCACCCCTTGCTGCTCATTGGTCGGCCTCCGCTTTCAAGCGTTGAGCCACCTCGGTCACTGCCAGGTGGCAGATCTTGTGCTCCGAGTACGGCGGGGCCCATGTCTCTACCTCCTTGGCCAACAGGCGCAACACTTCCCGCATGCGGTCAGGGCTGGTGATGGTCATCGAGTTGTTGGCCAAGCACCAGAACGCATCCAGCATCCGGAGCGGAAGCGTCTCCATCGAGTCGAAGACGACGCGGGGCTGGTTGTTGGTTGTTGGTTCAGTCATTGCGCGCCCTCCAGCCTGTTAGCCACCAACTGTGCATAGCCAGCGATGTCACGCCAGTGATCAGGTTCCCCTGGGTTCCCGGCAATGATGCGCCCGATCTTGTGAGCGATCATGTCCAGACTCTCTTGCATGTCGGGGTCGAGCCTGCGGTCCAGGTCAGCGACGTGGTGGGTGATGACACGCTTCAGGTCTTGGGTGATGGCAGAGTGGATCTCGTAATCCCCATGCGTTTTCTCCCTTTCTGCGAGGAGGGCATTGATGTCTGTTGTCATGCGGCCTCTGGTGGTGTGGGTTGGTTGTTGGTAGGTCCCATGAATCTTGCTGCTTGTTGGCGGTCCCGGCGACCGAGCGCGGTCAACAGGTACCCCTTGGTGCTGGGCCTGATCAATGCCGACTGATTCAACATCAACAGCTGTGCCTTGATGGCGCTTGCCAGCCAGGCTGTGTCCCGGGTCAAGTAAGCGACGCGGACCGCTGCCTCCAGTTGATCCAACGACAGGGCCTGTGGGTACACAAGCCACATCGCATCGAGTAGGTCGGACCGGAGCTGGGCCAACACAACGGCTTCGGGTTTCATTTGATTGGGTCGGCTGTTGGTAATGCTGCATCCTCGCCGGCCCGGTAGGTGCTGAGCACGTGCTGGGCCCAGGCCGCGGCGAGGATCACGGCCTGGCTGTTGGGCGTGGTGCTGTATCTGGCTCGCCACCAAGAGCGGTAAGCCTCCATCAGTTCGTAAGCAGTGGGCATAAGGGTGCCTCGAGTGTGGGTGTTGTGGTGCTGCGCCGGTGAGGGCAGCAAAGAAGGGGCGCTGGCCCCCTCCGTGCTGGCTTCAGGTGACCGGGTGACCGTCGTGGCCAATGACCGGGTTGGCTCGATGCCAGGCCTCTAGTTCCCTGTAGTGAGCGTCAAGGGCTGGCCGTGCCTCACATGCGATGCACTC